CGTGTGTACAGTGGCACTTGATGTCGCACGTCATACACAGCATTGTGCGGCGGGTGGGTGGTGGGATAGCCATACACAGAATCCACGGCTTCTTGTGCGACCTTGCGTCGAGCAGGTTCGAAGTCAATGTTGATTCTTCGCTTGATAGTACCAATGGTCTTGAATACTTCTATGCGATCATTGATACGCACCTGGAAACCGCCGGGAGCAGATTCTATGTTGCCGATCTTGCGATCATCCTGCTTGAGTATCCAATATTGGTTCGGGATCACTGCTTTTGCCACTATCATCTAACACTCCTTGGTAAGTTGCTGTGAGCCAGCGGCCAAACTGCTCAGCCTGTTCGCTGGCTCTGTTTAGTTCATATCTGCCACAGAATTTCATGAATCTCACTCCTACCTGGCCGATGTCTCTGTGTGATACCTGTTCGCGGATGGCAGCATCTACATAGGCCTTGACTTCATCGGGCTGTGCCTTGAGGTCGATCAAGATACGATTGCGGAGATAGTCGTCCAGCACACGATGCTCCACTCCTTCATGATCCGTCCAGCGTTGCAGCATGAGATTGTTCCAGGCATAGCCTTTGGCACCGCGATCCGCGAAAGCTTCCTGCAGACCCACTTTGTTTCGTGTGCCCTTGGTACGCACACCAGGAAAAGCCGAAAACACATTGTCACTAGCATCTCCACGCATGCACTTCTCAAACAACAACCATTCAGGATCCGGTGTAACCTTGGCGGCCTTGGTTTTCTTGTCCATCACTGCCTGCCCTTTGGCGTCGTATATGCCAGTGACAGTGAGCAGTTCGTCGGTGATGCCGTTGTATTGATCCACTGTGGCGGATAGCAGTTGTACGAAGTCAGTGTCGCTGGAAACTATGGTGTGCTGATCTTGGGGGTGTAGTGCTATCCAGCGGGCTATGATGTCGTCGGCTTCGGCTGCCGGGTGCCGGATCACTGAGCAGTTGGTCTGTTCAGCCAAGTATTTAGTGAAAGCGTCAAAAGTTTCCCAGAACAGTTTGTCTTCCTCTTGCTCGATTTCGGTCAGTGCGGCACGAGCATCTGCACGATTCCGCTTGTAGGGTGCATAGTGGTCCTTACGCCATGATCTACCTTCCAAGGCAAAAACCACGTGATCTGCGTTGAATCTACGCACCACTTTGTTTATGGCACTCAAGGTGATGTGCAGGGCATAACCCACTTTTTCCCAGGCATCGCCCGCACGGAAAGCCACGTGCCGGGCACGGAAGAACATGTTAGCAGTATCGATCAGCACATATCTCATGTTTATACCAGTTTGTTTTGTACAATGTATTGTAACATGAAACGGCTCCAGGCTGCATGTGCATCGCGTCCAAAATGCCAAGAATTGGGTGCAACTGTGTGATGTCCGTGGTTTTTCAACCACTGATCATAGGTCCGTTGCCCATCATAGGGTGCTATATAGCAACCTGTCCAATCCTGATATTGATCAGGATCTATATCACCAAAATGGTTGTTGCCGTTGAAGAACACATGTCGGATACCTTGTTCTAGTAATTCTTGATGGAACTGCCAGATATCCTCATGTGCCTGCCGTCTGCTAGAGTGCCAGTTTACGTCTAGGATGTATTTGCGATATCGATCGCGATAGGACTCAGGAACTGCATCTTCTCCTGATGCAGTGATTTGATAGTATACACCGTCGATCAGCCATTCTTGCCTTTCCCAAGTGCTCCATTGTATGATCATCAATATCTCACTGGGCTTCCGGTCCAAACCAGACAACCATTGTCTACTGGTACGCAGTATACGCTCATTGCTGGCTGCTGATTCAGCATCACACTTGAAAGAGGCCTTGACAGTGTCGGCCAACAATCGCCCCCAACTTACCGCTAAGTTTTCAGGATGCGGGGCCCGACCCATGTAAAAAAACTGGCTGTCATCCTCGGCAAAGGCATGAGGATTCACTGCTTCTGCTGCAGCAGTGTGGCTGTCTCCGTTGACGTAGAGTATCATCGCGGACTGAGCCGAGGACTATCGTCGCTGCCATGAGGCATGATTTTTGCGATCTTAGCTTTGTGTTCTTCAGCAGCGACTATGCGTTGTCGTAGTCCGCTGGAGCTGAAACTGTGATCTCGAGCATTGAAGATGATATCTATCCCGCGATGTTCGCATTCGGCTTGGCCACTAAAGTTAGTGCCTTGATATTCTATGCCCAGTACTCTCACATCCACTGGTAGTATCAGCAGGAGATCTCTGAGGTCCTGCTCAGTAGAATAGACCACGATTTCATCCACATATCTGCAGGCCGACAACTGTATCTGTCGTTCCACGATGCTCTGCACGGGGTTGTTTTTGGTATCAGGCCTATCGATGGTGGGATCAGTCTGCAGTCCGGCGATGAGATAATCGCAGTGATTGCGGGCGTCGGCCAACATTGCGATGTGTCCGGCATGCAGCATGTCAAAGGTCGAAAAGGTTATGCCAATCCTCTTGCCTTGTGCTTTGAGTTCTTTGATGTGATTGAATACCATGATACGCTTTTATTCCAAATTTTGAGTTTTTCTTGTTTACCAGTTTGCTAATAGAGTTTTTTAAAAGCCTTGCCACGCGGTATATCCGGTTCAACAAAACGGCAAAGATCAATTTCTAGCACGCCAGGCTTCAAATTTTCTGCTACCATCTGTGCCAGTACTCGATTATTGATGGGACTAAAATGAGCTGGTCTGAGATCTTCCCATTCCTTATACAGAGCAAGCATATCTCTATGTCCAAAATAATGGAAAGTTTCATTGGCACAAGCTTCAAAAAGATTATTTTCGGTCCTAAGTGGTGAAGCAAAACAGGGAATTATGCATACATTCCCTTTGGCTAAATGATATTGTGCAATGGCAGTCCCAATAAAATCTTCGTCATCAAAATCCAATATGTATTTGAGAAAATCGTTGCACACTTCTAGTTTTTTCCTGCTTTCGTAATCCCAATTTGGATCGTTTTCGATGGTTTCAACCACAGTGGCAGTATGCACATAATTACCCTTGCTGTTTTTAAAACTAAATCTGCCAGGTGAGGTTAGACACCAAATGTTTAAATCAAAATGTTGGTGATTTTTTTCTATCAGGTGAGCACTGAACATGATACTTGATCCTCCTTCACCAAAAGAAGTCACGTCATGTCCATGCTTACTGCCCAACAGTCGCCACCATATTTCTTGTCCCCATCTTTTTTCGGCGTAACTGTCTCCATATATGCCGAGTTTCAACTTATCTCTCTCCGACCATTGCCAAGATCACGGCTCTGTGTGTACCGTTGTGGTGAAGGATTCATGGCCTGTTCTTGTTCCCAGGTCTCCATCACAACATGGCGGCACACATTCTGGAACCAACGATCCACGATTTCCGCATCTGTGTCATCCTTGTTCATCATGTATCCGGCTTTGACTAAACGGGCCACGAAATATTCGTTCCAATCCAGTTCGAATGCACCTGCATGTAGATTATCGGGATCTACATCCATGCTTAACACAGTGACATAGGGTTCTTTTTTTTCCGTGGCCACGTCCTTGGCAGATTTGGTTGCCTTTGCAGGTTTTTCCTTGGCCTCAAGTTTTGCAGTTTTTTTGCGAAAGCGATCAAATATTCCCATACTATGTTCCCCAGGCATTACGCCATATGTCAACTTGAAGTCGTGGGCTGTAACGCCAGCCACGTTCCAAGGCCAGCCGGGCCACTTCCTGTGTGTTGAGATTGTAGACCTGCGGCACACCGCCCACGGGCATGAGATAGATCGGTCCACCAAACCCGGCATGTCGATATTCCTCTACTGCACGTTCAGCATCATCCACATCTTCACGGGTGGCCACCACGAATTTGAGATAGGTATAGCCAATCATCTCGTAACTTTTTACAATGGTGGGATTGATAGCTGATTCCCACGATTCGCCCGAACAGGGCAGTTTGGGACTGACGCTAAAAGTCAGTCTATCATAATCTCGTCCCACGCGGGTGAATTCATCAAACAAATAGTCCTTGACTTCGGGATACAACCACTGGCTGCCATTGGTCTCGAAAGTGAGATCGCGGAGTCCTTGAGCACGACACAGTTCCAGCAGTTCAGGATATCTTCGTTGATAACCCAGCAATGGCTCGCCACCGGTGATCACCAGATGCACTGTGTCTGCTCCGCAGTCTTGATCCCAACGACCGTGTGGTATTATGGCATGCATTTCATCAACTATGTCAGGAACGTCTGCCTGCTGATTGAACTTTTTAAATTCAGGATAGATCGAAGCATAGGTATCGCAACCCGACGTGACCAAAGGTAGGTCTTCGAATCGTTTGTATCGTTCGGGATCGGCCCGCACCATTTCAATGATGTCCGTGACCTCAGGATTGTGTCCCTCAAAGTCATCTGTGCGACCGAACTTGCGGCAACGAAAGTTGCAACCATAAGTGCGGAAGAACACCGAAGGCACGCCGGCCCAGCGTCCTTCACCCTGCAGGCTGTAGAATATTTCTGTGTATGTAATCTTTTCCATGTTTATATTTTACACGAATGAGTTGACGATTCCTACCAAATAAATCACCGTGATTACCAATTGTACCACGAACAGGCTGGTCTTCTTCCAAAGCACAGCCTGTACCACCCAGCCCACGTTGCTGATCAGCAGGATCCAGATGTTCAAGGGATACACATTGAAACTGGTAAGGACCACGCCTGCTATCAGCAGGACCGTGATCCCCCACTCAAACCAAAACTGCCAGGGTCGGCGTAACCAGTCAATCACTTCATGTTCCTGGCTTCTTCTCTCCAGGGTGCAAGGCTGACCAAAGGTGTGAGAGCCAAGATCACTGCCAGTTTGAACAATGTGCTACCTGACACGATGCGTGAAATGGCCTTGTTGATCTCCATGGCATCACCGCCCAGCAAGGGTGGAATGAACACGAAGGCGAACAGCACGAACAACACAGCATCAACAGGCAGGCTCACCAAGTTGCTGACAAAGGTTCTTGTCCATGAACCCCAGTCGCGTTCCCACAGATTCTGATAAACCACGGTGTTGACCCACTGGCTGGCTATAGTAGCGATCTCGCTGCCGATCACGATGCCCAGGCTCATCTTCCACACAGCATCAAAATGCACGCTGGGTCGGAATTCTGGTGCAGGGATGAAAGTCATGGCATACATGAACGCCGCGATAAGCAGGTTCAACACCACGCCGATCAGGATCACCCGTTGTACCACGGCAGCACCGGCCAACTTGTGCAACATGTCTCGCACAACAAAAACCACTGCGAACAAGAGTGCACCGGCTGGGGTCACAACCCAACCAAAGTCCAGGAACTTGGCAGCGGCGAAGTCGGCCACGGTCATGGCCATGATCAAGGCAGCACTGAGTCCAATCACCCAACTCAGGGTCTTTTGATCGAATGTTATGATATCAGGATTTGTAAATCTGTCATGCAGTGAGGTGGTGCTCATTTTCTACCTTTCTTTTTTTAAGGGTTCTGCTGGTATTACTGAATACTTCTTCCTCGAGATAGCGTCGAAGTTCTTTGTCAGTGGGTTCCACTGTGTAATTTTTCTTGAAAAAGATCTCGTACGAATCAGAACCGTACCGACCGATACCATACAGATCAGTGGCATCATTGTGATCCCAGGTCAAGAAGTCTTCGGTCATCCTTCGCAACCTCGTGTAGCGAATATTGACCATGCCCAAGGGCCAGATCACGTCTCGGACCTGTTGTTCAGGGGCTAACAGGAATGTGGCAGGCTCAAACCATCTATGCAAAAAAACGGGCAAGACTGTTTTTACAGGTTTCCTTCCAGTTTGATTCAGCATTATCACGGCCACCATGTGCTGCCAAACATGTATAGAAGGTATGTGTGCACCTGGCAGTTGTTGCTGTACCATCAAATCATCACGCAAGGGCTGGATCATTGGTGCTGCTCTTCGGGATTCCATTTACGCCACCATTCTTCCCAGGGGAACACGATCCACTGCGGATCTTCGAACTTGTTCACATGCTCGGCTGCGTAGTCTACCTCAATCTCGTTTTCACTGCTTTCGTTGTTGTACAACAC